CACTGAACCAATTTACTAAAATTATGCAACACACGTCGCCTTTGGCGGCTTTACCAAAGCCCTATGCCTTGCTATAATTTCTCCATAATGCTTCTCTTCCACATATGTTCGAACATTATATGGAATCTGCAATCGTGCTTCTTTCGTCCAACTGATACTATCTTCGCATAACCCAGTGTTACGGAGGAAGGTCCACACATTCATCAACTTTCGCATAGTAGCTGGATATGCTAAAATATAGGAGAACACAACCAGCTCTGGAGTGAGCTCTTCGTACTTATCATAATTTCTATAGGTTTCTGGATAACCCAAGAGACCAATGACTTCACCTTTATCACGTTGGCCCCCCTCAACTGTCCAAAATCTGGACAAGTATTCAGGATCATGATACGGTGTGCCGAAGGTAGATTTACTAGCATTTACCCTTACACCAAAATTGTGATATATGTAAGAGCTTATACTATTCACCATTTCTTGCGAAACTGTTGACCCACACAGATAAATGAGATTATCGTCTCCCATGATATTGTACTCAGCTTCCAATCCTTTCCAATCTAACCACGTTTCCGTGATTATCTCATTACAAATCCCATTTATGATAGCTGTAAAGCCACTACCTGATGGATTTCCATGATTCGTAAAGAACACATCATCTCCAGTAATTATGTTCTTGTTTAGAAAGTCTTCTTCTACAACCTCTAACAGTTGAGGATCGCAGATATCATCAAAAGCGGCACGAATTACATCGAAAGCAGTTTTGATGAGCCATGATGGAATCGTAGAATCATATTTACTATAATCCAAACTAATGTAAGACCTCAATTTTGTGCGCTGACCAAATGTCCAATGCGCAATCCACTGATCAGGTTTCCCAATAGCGCTATATGGGTATTGCGCTAACCATGCAGTAAGAGGTTTCGCCCACATCCTTTCAGCAATAATCACATTAAGATCTATCATATTGATAGCTCTACTTTTGTGCTTACAGGTGTTAGACTCATTCCCATCTTCATCAAAAGCACCACTGACCTGCGTCCTTCTACCAGGGATGATAGGACAATTAAATGACCCATCTTCGATGGCTGTTCTACGAATCTGTGACCAGTTAGCGAAAATGTCATTGACGTATGCACTCTTCTTTGTTAATCCAGTTACGATTTTGGACCAACCCGCTGAAGTGTCCCAGTCAGTGACTGCATCTATAATATCCATATCAGATGAATACTGTAGAGGCACTAGGTGGGCGTCAGCATAACGAAGCTTAACCCTTTCAGCTGCACTCTGATAATGGACGTTCCACCTGAACGAAGCACATTCAGGCTGCTCAAAACCAACCCAGCTGTCCTTGAAGAGTTCGTATGAGTAATATGAACGTGAGAATGGTATGCCATTATCATCTTTGAGACTTGCTAAATAATTTAATACACTAACAACTTCTCCTTTGTTATATGCGTACTGTAGCAAGACATCAATTGCACGGTCATCGTATAAAGGCTTCGTATCACTATCACGTTTAAGATCAGCTCTTAACTCTTTTAACCGTTTTGTTGACCCTGA